GGTCACCGGCACCACATCCGTTACGGTCAATGTTGCCATCTACCCTCCCCTACTCGATCGCTCGTTTGAACACCGCCGCCTCAGCGGCGATGATCCCGGCCGTTGACGCTCGAGCGCCCTCCTCGCCGTAGGCTTGTTGGGATTGGTACACCGTCCCGAGTTGGACGAACCGATCATAGGGAACGCTCGCTCCAACCTTCGCGACATCCCCCTCCGAGTCCACGGAGATCGACGCGGCGAGCGCTCCGGTGTCTCGAGGAGCTCGATCGCGCATCTCATTCGCGACGACCTCTCCGCCGGCTCGAGCAGCGGACGGAGCCGCCAACGCGAGCCGGGTCTCGATCGCCCGGAGCGCCGCCTTGGTCGCCGCCATCCCCCGGATCCCGTTCATCCGACCAATGCCTTTCCGAACGACGCGAGACGGGATCTCTCTCCCTCTGTGAGAAAGACCTCCGGGGAGAACCCGGCCGTCTCCATGAGGTTTGAGCCCATCGCCTCCGATGCACCGTCCCGGTTGAGCGAGAGCGACCGCACCGCCGCGTCCACACAGATCGACCGGAGCACGCCGAACTCCCAATCCGCCTCGGTGAACCCATGCGTGTACGTCACCACCGCACCGGAAGTCCAAAAGACCTCGCTCGAGCGCGTGATGACCCCCCACCGCGAGAACGTGAAGTCCGTCACCGGGGAGCCGCTCACGAGGATTTGCGTGATCGCCGTCACCGGACGCTCCGATAGGACGAGCGTTGCCAGATCCACGCCGGGGAGCGTCTCGACGTCGCCGACCACTTGAGAGAGCTCTTGTCCGCACTCCTCCCGGATCACATCGGACGCCACTTGGAGCGTTGCCTGTGCTCGAGCTCGAGCCACCACGAGCCCGGTGAGATCTTGGAGATCCTGCGCGGAGGCAAACGGACCGCTCATGGTCCCTCGCGGAAGATGATCGAGATCGCGATCGCCGCGGCGAACCACGAGAGCGGCGGCATGAGCCACGCGCCGAAGATCGCGACCGCGAAGCCGGCCACGACGCACGCCACCGCGAGCAGGAACGCCGCGAGCTTCATTCCCTGAGCGCCTCGATGAGCTCGGCCTTGGTCATCCCGGAGGTTCCCTCGAGCCCGCGCTCGCCGGCGAGCGTCCGGAGCTGAGCCACCGTCCGCCCCTCATACGGTCCGGTGCCGGTGTCCGAGCCCTCCTCGGCAACCTCGGATTTCGGACCCTCCGAGCGCTCGGTTGCGGCGAGATCCTCCTCGGATACCTCCGCCGGCTGGTCTGGATAGACCCGCTCATCCTTGCCGGCGGTGGGGAGCGGCTCGAAATTGGTCTCGGACCCTCCCTCGTTCTCCGTGCTCCCCACCGGCTCCGCCTCGCCGACGAACGGCTCCGGCTTGGGGGAGGAGCCGATCAACATCTCGAGGAGCTCCTCATCGGTGGTCATCTCGTCTGTGGTCTCCTCGACCGCACCGGATCCGGTCATCGACGCGAGATCCTCATCTGGAACCTCGATCACCGCGCCGCTCGGAGCCATGTTCCCGATGAACGCCGGGACCAACACGCGCACTCTCGCCATCCCTGCCTCCTCCGGGGACCGGGGGGAGAGTTGCCTCCCCCCGTATCCCGTTGCCTCCCGCGAGGGAGATCCTATGTCGCCGAGTTGCGGTAGAACTTGACCGCGCCGCCCGCACCGTTCACGAGTTGGCGCGCGTCCGTCCGGATGATCGCGCGGAACGTCACGAGATCGTTCGCGAACGCGAAGTCATCCGAGCGCTGGAACCTCACCGCATCCACATCGCGGATCGCGTAGTAGAGCGAGAAGTCGCCGAACGCGATCGAGTGTGCGTTCGCCGCCATCGTCGCCATGTTCGGATCCGTGATGACCGGACGACCGAGGAGCAAGTCCGGCATCCCGGCGGTGAGTCCCGGCTGCCACAGGAAGTTACCGAGCCCTGCGCCGCCGGTGTCGTCTCGGATCCGCCGGATGAACGCCGCGGTTGCGTCGTTCATGACCCAAAAACCGTTCCTGCGGTATCCGGAGACGATGGAGTGGTAGAGGTTGATGAGATCGTTCCCGATCACCGAAGTCGTCTGTCCGGTCGCGCCGGTGACTCCCACGGTGGGAGCGTTCGCGATCCCCTGTGGCTGCCCCGTTCCCGTTCCGGTCACGAGATGAACGCCGTTGGCCACCCCGAGCGCGATCCCGGCGGACTTGGCCAGGAACGCGAGGATGTCCACCGCGGAGTCCTCCACGAGCTCGGACGAGATCTGGATCAACTGTCCGTACTTGAACGCTCCGACCGTCACCTGAGCGAACGCGGGATCCGCCTCGCCGAGCGCGCCGGCCTCGGCCACGAGCGCCGCGGTTCCGTAGCTCGTGGTCTTCGGGACGAGGAGGTTCTCTCCCGATGTCGTGCGGAACAGCGTCGCGTTGGTCTGGCGGACCGCCGCGAACTCGATCAAATGCTGATACAGCGTCCGGACGAACCCGGTTGGAATGAGCTCGGCTCCCGCGGTCGCCGTCCCCTTGGTCAAGTCATGCCGCTCCAACGCCGGCATACCGGGATGGTTCCAACCGCGGTCTCGAACGTCGGTTCCCACGTCTCCGAGGGAGAACGTGATCGCTCGAGGAGCCCACACCTCCGAGTCCGGTAGGAGCGAGCGGAGCCACGTTCGCATCTTGTCCGCGAACGCCTCCCCACCGCTTCCGGACGCCGGATCCGGCGTTATGAGCTTCTCGAACCGGGAGCGATCCTCCGCGGACTGCTTCTCGATCTCGATCTGAGATAGGAGATTGTCGATCCGCGCTCCCATCTCGTCGATCTCTTTGTTGATGCGGTCCGCGGTCTGTTGATGCTCTCCGTTCTCATCGGTGCCGGCCTCGACGGCCGAGTGATGTTCGCGGAGTGACTCCACCGCGCGGAGCCGCTTCTCGTGGAGCTCTTTGACGAGCTCGAGCATGGTAGCCAACCTAACCTCCTAAAGCATGGATGCGATCGGCTTGCCGCTCGAGATCCTTGGAGACCCTCTCGCGGTGCCTCTCGTTCTCGATGCTCTCGGTGATCCGGTCGGCATCCACGATGCGTGAGCGGCCGTGGGAGTCCGATGAATCGGCCTCTGAGCGATGTCCCTCGAGATGGCTTCTAACAGACTCCACGGACTGTTTCAAGTCCGGTTGGCCTCCGCGTGCTCCGGAGAGCGCGGCGAGCGCCGCCGCAACGCCGGCCGGATCGGCGTCGGCTCCGGGGGAGGGATGGTGGGGGAGCGTCCAATGAGCGGCGGTGTCCGGATCCGAATCGTTGGCCCGCTCGAACGCGATCTGTCGGAACTCCGCCGCACTCGAGCACGACCGGAGCGCCGCGGCTCCGTCCCAATGGAGCTCGAGCTCGGACAAATCGTATGCGTGGAGCGCCGCGGTGGCTCCGAGGTTCCGCGGGAACGGCGTTGGCCCGAACTCCGCGAGCGCGAGTTGCCGGTACTCGACCTCCGTGTGGTCGTCGTTCCACACGCGGTCCATCGGCGCGATCGCGACGGACATCGAGCGGAGCGCGCCGGACGCGAGGAGCGGGATGACCATCTCCTCGTTGTATGACGTGGGAGCGAGCGGCGTCTCCGTCCACAGTCCGGTCCGATCCTCATGCATGACCGAGGGAACGCCGAGCGGCTTGGATCCTATCTGTGGATCCTGTCCGTGGTGGTAGAGAACTTGGATGTTCGGACCGTTCTCTTTGAGCGTCTTCGCATACGCTCCCGGCCGGATGAAGATCTTCTCTCCCATCGTTCCGGGGATAGGGAAGTTGAACGCGGATGCATATCCCACCATCGTCCGTTTGTCCCCGGAACCGTGGAGCTCGAGCTTGGAGAGCTCCGCGCCGAACGTCGAGAACTCAATCAACGACCGCTTCATCTGTCCCTCCCTGTCCGTTGGATGACCCGTTCGGCGACGGTTGGAGTTGTTCGGGAACGGGAGCCGGTGCCGGCGGTTTCCCGTTCGCCTCGAGGATCTGCATATTGAGCGGGACCATGTAGCGGTTCCCGCCGGGACGCGGCTCGATGTCGTATTTGGCTCGAACGTCATCGAAATTGAGAACGCCATTGAGGAGGTTCGCGAGCAGGATGTCGGATTCGGTTTTCGAGTCCGCGCGGAGCAACGCCCGTTGGTTGAGCCGGAGGAACTGTCCGCGCGGGAGGAGCCCGGAGTGAGCGGTCTCGAACCGGATGAAGTGGGGAAGCATCGTCGTCTGGAAGAACCCTCGCGTCATCGCCTCGATCCCGGATCCCCAACTCGTGTTCTTCTCCTCGAGCCCGACCATGTGCGCCGGCACGCCGTAGAACCGCGTCGCAATGTCCTCGACTTGGAACTTGCGCGTCTCGAGGAACTGAGCGTCTTCCGGGGGGATGGTTATCCCCTGCCATTTCGCTCCCCCGGTGATGACCGCGGGACGGTGCGCGCGGTCCGATCCGGAGTGAGCTTGCTCCCACGACGCGCGGATGAGCTCGATGTGTTCCTTGGAGGATTTGACCTCCGCCGGCATCTCGATCACGCCGGACATCTGTTGGCCACGGCCGAAGAACTCTGCGCCGAATTTCTCGGTGACCATCGACAGTCCGAGCGCTTGGCGCGCGAGCCCGATCGGCGAGAGCCCGCGGAGCCCTCCCCCGGATCGGAGCTTGATGTGCAACACGTCTCCGGCGGCGTTGTCCGGACCGAACCTCGAGAGCACGGTGTCGCCACCCCACACGAATTGGATGACGCCGCGTTTCTTCTCGACCACGACATCTTGAGGATTGAGCGTCCACAACTCACGCGGGAATCCGAGAGCATCTCGCGACGTGATGAGGATGAAAGC